ACCCCGCTCAACAAAAAGAGTCGTCTAGACGAAAGCACAGGTCCGACATTATCCGTCTAGGAATTGACTTTGATGCAGTCATGGAAGACGAAGTAACCGCTGTAGGCAACCTTGCAATCCGTTCTTGGCAAACATGGGAAGCCAAAACATTTTTGGGCTATGACCCTCCCAAAGAGGCAGATGAAGAGGAGTTTGTAAACGACGAAGAGGGGGAGATAGCAACTATACCCCCCGAAACCCATAGTGGGGTTTTACCGTCTCCGAGGGGGTCAAGTCTTACTAGCGGGCACCTTGAAAAGCGGCACGAGAGTGATCGAATGTTGCTACCTGTTATGGGTATTGAGCATATTGTTTCAATGGGTACACAAATGCCTAATGAGCAGGGGGAACACATTGAAATCAACCCTGAAACAACCCCTGTAATCAGGTATCAATCAAACCCCTTACGCCAATGTGATAGTTGCTATCTAGCGGCCCGTTGTCCTGCATTTAAGGAACATTCTGATTGTGGGTTTAAACTTCCCGTAGAGATACGCACAAAAGACCAACTTAGTGGAGTTCTTCAGGCCATGTTAGAGATGCAAGCAAGCCGAGTTTTGTTTGCCAGGTTTGCCGAAGAACTTGAGGGCCAAGGCCTTGACCCTGCCCTATCTTCCGAAATGGATCGCCTGTTTTCTCTTATTGACAAGTTCAAGAATATTTCTGACAGCCGTGACATGATGCGTATTGAGGTAGAAGCACGAGGTAGTGCTGGAGTTCTATCTCGGTTGTTTGGTCAAAGGGCTGGAGAGGTTTCTCGTCAACTTCCAGGCGGTGGACTTAACCCAAGTAAAACGGACCAGTTTATTTCAGATGTCATCAATTTTGATGAATAGTGTGTAGCCTGTACTTAATACCCCTACTAAAAGGATTACCAACATGACCCCAAATGACCCATACGAAGTTGCCCCACGTTTAATTGCTATGGCAAAAGACGTAATGGCTGACATTACTTCAATTACTATCAACGAGTTAGCAAACACCCTAATTGAAGCTGCTGACACCATTATGAATTTTGCTGATGCCTATAACAGTGTCCGTCCTCAAATTTCAGTAAATGTAAATGGCAGTGAAGTAGTTATTCCTGAAGAGATTGCCTCACGCATCATTGATCAACTTGCTCGGGATTGGGTTATTAGTGTTCTCACAAAGGATATTGAACTTGGATATTGATGCTTCAAAGCAAGCCATGATTAACGCCCTCTCTCAACGTGTTGGTGAACTTGAAGAGGTACTACAAAGTCTGTTACCTCCAGCAATGGCTTATTATTCTGAAGAACTATTTGCGGCTGGCTGGCTAACTGGCTTAGATAAGGAGTTGCCTAAGCATGTATCAGCTATTGACAAGGCAGCTACCCTTCTTGGTATGATACCTACATCATGGAATCATCAACAGCACACAATTTGGAACACCATTTGGAAAAAGTACCCCAGTACGTCTACGAAAACCGACGAAGAGTAGTAGCCGCTGTATTCCTAGCGGTTATTGCTACATTTTCTAATGCTTTTTCAAAGAACGGAACTGGGTGGCCTTTGATGCCTACTTTTGGGTTCTTTTTAATTATGACTGTTGGTCCACTTGCTATTGGAAAGTTATTAAACATTATGGGTGAACGTAATGTTTAAATATGGTAGTGAATGACCTGGAGAGACCAAGCTCTTTGTAAGCGTAAAAATTTAGATTTATGGTATCCACCAATGGATAGCACAAGTCCTAATGATTATTACGCATTAGGTAAACTCGCATGTCACCGATGTCCTGTGTGGAAAGAATGCTTACAATCAGCTTCTTCCGAGACATGGGGCTTATGGGGTGGAGTAACTCCACAAGAACGTAAAGGCACAGTGCGACCTGCGCATGGAACTGTTGAATTGTTTAGGCTTGGTTGTCAATGCACACCTTGTTGCGAAGCAGATGAACGTGTTGCAACAAACATCAATCTTGATTTACTACCTGGGTTTCACGAAACATTTGATCCAAAGTCCCTGCTCTACGCACTAATTGATCCTTGATGTAGGTAGTTATCGTCATCAGATGGTAACATATACCTACGGCCCTACCCCCAAAGTAGGGCTTTTCCATATCCCCTATCAAGGAGAAGACTATTGCGTAAACTTACCCTAACGAGTGCAGCCATTGTGGGCGCTCTACTACTCACAAACTGCAACGGAACAGTAAGCACACAAGAAGTTCCAATAACAAAAACAGCAATCATCCCAACAACCACTATTCCAGTAACAACAACTACAACAACCACCACAATTCCCCCAACAACCACCACGACTACATTAGTTCCACTAGGTTCCAAATGCGAGGAACTTGCCCCCATTGCCTTACAGGCTGGCTGGCCCCAAGAACTACTCCCTGAAATACTCACAATCGCCCATAGGGAATCCCGTTGTCAAAACATCATTGAGGGACACCCCAAGTGGAATGGTCATGACCGAGGACCGCTTCAACTTAATCAGGTGTGGCTTGACGAGATTGAAGCAAAGTACGGTACTTGGGAAGTAGTTAATGACCCGCACTACAACTTTGCTTGGGCATGGGAAATGTATATTTGGTTTGAGGCTAATCGTGGCTGTGGATTTGACCCGTGGTACAAAACATACTCGTGCAAGTAATTGACCTATCTAACCGTTACCATGTAGTATGTAAACAATAAGGAGCAATCATGGATATTAATAATATTGGAGGGACAGCCGAAGTAGCAGAACTACTAGGTTGTCCAAAGCAACAAATTTATGCTCTTCGGAAACGCCCAAACTTTCCACGACCCATCAAAACACTTGCCGCAACACCACTGTGGGACTTAGATCAAATTCGTAGTTTTGCTATCACATGGGTTCGGCGCAAAGAACAAGCATAAGAAGTGGAAAAGACGTACTTTCCAACAGGGGCATATAAATGCCCTAAATGCAACGATGGGATTGAGGTGTTTGTACCACTACTACAAGCACCTACCCATCGTTGTGGAATAGGCAAGAAGTTAACTGTAATGGAGCACCAAGGGAGCAGTCATGTTACGAGTCGGAATAGCATCAGGGGACTGGATTAGTCCAACAAGAACAGAGGATAAAATCCAACGCTGGGGTGGCTCGGGTTGGGCGCGTATAGGTCAGTACGTGGAGAAACTTCCATATGAAGTTCACATTGGTACGCTCACTTGGAACAGGACTCATTTATCAATTTTTGATCCTTATGGTGAAATGCAAGATGTAGATGTAATCATTATGCAACGGTTAATGCATAAGGGTATTGCTAAGCACATCAAAGCTTCACAAGCAGCTGGCATTAAAATAATCAATGATATTGATGACTGGTATTGGGGTGTTTCACCATCCAATATGGCGTTTAAACATAACCATCCAAAAAACAATCCTAATGAAAACATTAACCATTACAAAACAACACTGGCGGCTTCTGATTTAATCTTATGTAGCACCCCGTACTTACGTGAGCGCATCTCAGAGTTTGTTAACAACCCTATTGAGATAACTCCCAACACCGTAAACACCTCTATGTACTCCCAACACATTGACAGCGGAAGTACTACTCCAGTTGTTGGTTGGGTTGGTAGCACCGGCCACAGAAGCAATGACATTGAAACACTCAAGGGCATCATTGACCCTATGGTAAAGAACGAGTTAATTAGGCTGTACCACGGTGGTCATATTGATGGTTACCCAACCTTTGCTTCTTTACTAGGCATCCCAGCACATGACGTAATGACAGCACCAATAGCAACTACAGAAACATACCCATCGTTGATGATTATGGATATTGGTATTATCCCATTACGTGATATCCCCTTTAACCGATGCAAGTCAGACATTAAAGGTTTGGAATACGCAGCGTCAGGCATTCCGTTTATTGCACAGAACCTTGATGCTTATTGCAACTTACACTCATCACTAGGCATAGGACGCATTGCAAAACGACCTGATAACTGGTTACGACACTTAGAAGAGCTTAGAACTAACCCAAAGTTACGCGCAGAAGAAGGCGCTTACAATCGAGAAGCTGTTGCTGTGCGTGACACAAAATATGGTGTTAAAAGAATTGTTGAAATACTTGACTCCCTGTAAACTCTAGTCATGGAACAAGATACTGCAACCCCTTTGTTTGTTGAACTACCAATGCTCAAAGAATGGGGTGACGGCAGGTGGCGTACAAAAGCGGCCTGTGCTAATAGTGACACTGAAAAGTTCTTTCCTAACAGAGATGGTGTTGACGCCGCCATGATTGTTGCTCAGGCACAGTTATGTTGTGCAATGTGCACAGTGCGTAAAGAATGCTTAGAGTTTGCGCTAACCAACAAACTTAAGTACGGTATTTGGGGTGGGATAACCCCTCGGAATCGCCGTGGCTTAGAGTTAGAGCATGCTGAAGAAGCATCAAAGCTGACAGCAACCAGCCTTATTAAAACATTGCGTAAATTGAAAGACGCAACCCCTTTGAAAACTTCAGCAAAGATGATGAACTTGGATTTAGATGAGTTTCGCACTCTTCTATCTCAAAACAAATAACTACATTTCTTTGCGTAAGGTATCAGGGTCATATCCGATGTCTTCAAGGAACCCACGCAATCTATTTATCTCTGCTTTTAACGCATGGTAAAGATGCTGGCGTTCAATGTTCTCAATGAGCGACACCTTCTCTAAGTGCTCAGGGTTACAGCACAAAGTGTTACGGCACAAGTGATCGAGGGTTTCAACCTTGGTTAAACCAACGTGTTTATGTTGTTCAAACGACCAACGGTGTGCTTGATACGCCTTGTTACCAATGTACATACGACCATAACCCTTATCAACTGGCCCTGTCCATGTCCAACATCCATTAGTGTCCTTACGGATGTTTTTCCAAAACTTATCTTCAGGTAGTTTAGATTCATCAATGATGTGCAGAATGCCATCACGTTGCATTTGTTTGTAATGCGCTGAGCATAAGCCCTTAGCCACGGTGGGCTTATTACAAACGGGACCACGACACATACTCATATAGACCTCCTTGGACAACGCCACGATTGCGTTGTACCGCAGTCTAGTCCAGGTTCACCCCCCTACCCCCAAGAGGAGTCAGTACGGAAGCATAGGGTGTACTGCAAGGGAGTAGAGGGGAGGAAAGATCCCGACAAGAAAGGGTAGATGTCAGGCCCTGGCTTCTTTCCTTACGTCCTTTGTTTGTAGCTTTCCGTCTTTCTACGGCGGTCAACTGGGTGGCCTAGTTTTGCTAGATGCTTAATTCTTTGATAAATGGTTTGGTGGCTACGCTCAAGCATGTTAGCAATGTTAACTGCACGCTCCCCGTTATTCCAGCTCGCAATGAGTTTCTCATCTTCTTCCCTCGTCCAATGGCGTGATTGACGCTTTTGACTTCCGTAGATTGTAAACATAAATCGCTCAGGATCTACGTCATACGCATTGGCTACAAGAGTTAAACCAATCTTTGGATCAAGGTGTCCGTCAATCATCAACTTAAGGATTACCTTGAGATCAAGGGTTGCTACCGTGTCATATTCGCATTCCATGGTTTCCTCTTTCACTTAACTCGTAGTTGCGAGTATGGGGTCTTGTTTGTTACCTGCTCAACAACCTCAGGCTTGATCTTGCCAAGGGTTACTGCGGAGTCAAACAAACTGGTCTTGACAGCAGGCTCTGTAACTTGCTTGAATACTGCCGAGGACACCAAGTCCTTAAGAGCGTCAGCATTGAATGATCGCCGTTCAGCGACTACTAGAGAAACAATCTTGCCGTCAACCTCAACCTTGCTTTGATTGGTTTCAACCATCTCTGACTTGATGCTTTCTTCAAGGGACTTAAGTGTCTCCTGAGCAGCCTCAATTGAGGATTTTACGGATAGGTAGTTTCTTACTGTGTTTTCTAATGTGGTTTCCATGTCGGTTACCATACCTTTCTATTTGTGTTGTTACAACTTGTATTACTTAAAGAATCCAACTAAAGCGTGTGTTACTAGTTTTGGTAGTTCCATTACATTATCTAACACAACGTAATGGTCAGCACCCTTATCTTGAATTGTTTCTAGAATATTCCACCCAATGCCTGCAATGACAAAGTATCGCCCTGGTGAACACCATGGCCGAACATCTTGCACATCACACCACTCACCATCGGTAAGGATTACTACTAAGTGTGAATCCTTATCGTATCTTTGGTTGTTCATAGCGTTAAGGGCCGTGTAAGGAGAAGTACCGCCGGTTGCGGAGGCCTTGATGAAGTCAGCCTCTTTGTTGGCTGGTGACATCATACGCACATCATCATTAAAGGTTGTTACGGTACATGGGATGTCTAAGTACTCACATGCTTTTCTAATACCCATAGCAGCAACAGATAAGGATTCCATTAGCCCACCCATTGATCCCGATGAATCAAGCAGTACAGACACCGCTAGGTTATGTCCGTTAGCACCAATACCATCAAGCCCTGACCAGTAATCGGTATCACCAATATCTTTAGTCATGAATGTTGTTGGGTCAAGCACCCCTTCTTCTAATCTGAATTGCCATGCAGGATCAATCTGTACCACCAACTGCTCAAGGGTATTTATCATTCCATTGCAAACTTGCTTTGTGTCTGCTATTTCAGATGGGCTCATGGTGTTAAGACTTTCGTCAGGTAGTACTTCTTCAGAAAGAATTTCATTGATATTTGACATGAACTCGTGAACCTCATCAGTGGGCACACTGTCTATGTTGTTCTTAACTTCTTCATCAGCAAGTTCTTTCAATGATTTATTAGAAGACGGAGCACTGCGGCTCTTACTATCAGATGCCCCGTCCTTACTGTTGTCACTAGGCTCATGTGTTTCTGATGACTCTTGAGCACTATCACCAGAGTCAGTTATTACATTGATTTTTGCCTTACCACTGTCACCATCACTACTAGGTTTTTCTAATTCGTAATCACCAGGAGATGGGATATCAGATGGTTTTATAGAAGTTCCTTCGTAGGTTGACCAGTTGTCGTGGTAATCCGTAGAAGAACCACCCACACCCCAAAGCTTAAGGTATTGACAAAATTCAATGACACACTCAAACATCTCACGATAATCAGTTGATCTGCGGTAACGCATAACACACTCATTGATACGCTCAATCAAGTATGCGTATTTATGTTTTTCTGCCTCGGTCCTAATCATTAGGCGAACATTCTTAGGTAGGTATGTTCTGCCAACGATGTAAGGCCAATTAGCACCAACGTTGTCGTAGTTAAGCACCACCTTTAACACCAAGGTAGTAAAGTACTTAGCCATTACTGGAGAGGTAGCGCACATGGCAGTTTCCATACGTTGATCTTCAAGGATGTTCCAAGCCCTGTGTAAATCTACAACGTCAATACTTCTGCCAACTTCTTCGCCAAACTCTTCCATTGTCAATACTGATTTCTCTTTGACTTTGTTCACCTTTAGGACAAGACCAGCGTATGGGATTGTCCACAAGTTGTGACCACCTTCGTGGTACATGACACCCTTAACTAAATGTATTAGTTCAGCAACAGCATTTTCATCATGTTCTTTATACACCGTTGGGTTGACATGTACAGTCATTGATTTGAAATCTGTATGACCACTAGCAGGTGGATGATGCATTCCCCGCGTCGTGGTAACCCTTACTGGAATGTTAATTCCTAAGCTTTGTAACACCGTCTTAGACAGGTTACTTACACCAACTGCTAATGCAGAACCTTTGCGGCGGTCTTCCATGTCCTTGCTATGACCAGGCATGCTAGACATTTTTGATTGATTAAGAATGTAACTCGCCATTTTTGTTGCATTGCTTTTTGAACTCTCAGTGTCTCGCTTAAGTTTTCCACGCAAACGTGAACGAGCATTGGCTAATTCTTTCTTAGAAAGAGTTGTATAAAAATGCTCAATCTCTTCGTTGTCTTCATCACTATCAAATACATCGTAATCCATAAGGTTCTCCTAACCGTTAGTTACTTTGACTCAGAAACTTCAGTGTTTAACATCAACCTGATACTTCTATCTTCAATCAATGTCTCAACAATGACTCGCTCACTCTTGTTGGTAAAGCGCCCACAGAACGCCCACAGTGAAAACTCCACACCCAACATTGCAACATCACGCTCTAGTCGCTGTAAGGCGCTAGTACCGATTGGCGTAGTGATTGCACGTGTATCTCTAGCAGTACGCAATGCCTTACCCATCAACCTAATTGCTGGAGACTTAACAAGCTTTGACTCAACATCCTCGTCGTAGTCCCAAGGTAACCAAGTGAATCGAGCGGCAAAGGCCTCGTTAGTCTTAGACATACCAGCATAACCAGGGTTATAAGTGGCTAAGACCCATAAGTCCTTACTGGCTGTAACTACTTCGGGCATCTTGCCACCATGGCCGTCGTCAACCGGCTTACGAATATTGACAAATTGATGTCGGTCGTCTAACAGTGGGTGTAACCCAGCCGTTACGTTACCAGGCATAGCGTTAACCTCATCTAAGTAGAGGATGCCACCTAGTCTGGCTGCCAGAGCTACAACGCCCTCCATCCATACCAAACTACCGTTCTCATCAGGACGGTACTGACCAAACATATCGTGGTCGGTAATGGCATTGGTGCCAGAGAGAGTTAGCACAGGCAGAGGCTTCTTAAGCCCCATCTTCTCACTAACCTTATACGCCATAACATCAACAAGCATTGTCTTACCTGATGCTGTGTCACCAACAAGGCCAACAGACGTTGCATAACCCTCGGGCCTGTCACCCCAATAAGACAGCAAGGCATCAATATCGGTTACGCCACCTGGCAACTTGCGTGATACATACTTACTCAATAAGCCAGGACGATTAGGTCGGAACCTATCAAGTGCTGGGTCATCCAAAGATTCAATCTGAGTCTTGGACACGACCACGGTTGACGTGGGCACTGGGGCAATCGGCATTACCGCAAGCTTACGTATTGCTCCTGCGATATCTAATTGCTTAGGGATAATTAGTGTCTCGCCAATGCCCGAGATATCAATACGCATCTTGCGCTGATCCTTGTGGCCATCAGGAAATACTGTCGGGTCAATTACCTTACCCGTCATACCCTTATAGGGTCCTGAAGTGACGATAACTTCCATGCCCTCAAAGAGGGCTCTTGCTGAAACCATGGTGGTTCTCCTTGGTGTTGTTTGTTTTTTATGTTATAGGTATAAGAACACATAAAGTGTTTTTTTATTAGTGACTTAAGTCACAACGGTTTAACGTTGATCCCTAAACCATAAACTAACTCCTCCAAAATATCAATGGAAGAGTTAACGGTGTCGTCGTCGTAGTCAAACCGAACCGACTCAAGAAGATTGACTAATGCTGTCACTTCTTCGTCGGTGAATATGACCACGGTGATGTCGCCACCAGCACGTGATGATTTGATAATTGGCATGATGCCTCCTAACTGTTAGCGGTAACTGTCGATGATGCCATCTTGTACCTCTTCTAATAAAAACTCACCCTTGCCATCAATGATCTCTCCTGATGAAAAGGCCTTGTTCTCTAATATGGCCCATAGTCGTTCGTCAATCGTCCATGAGCCATTAATACTTGCTACACATATCTCTACATCTACATCGTTAGTCTGACCTATCCGATGTAACCGATCCTCTGCTTGCATAAGCGCCGCAGGTGACCAAGGTAACTGTGCAACAAGAACATGATGGTTAATACCATCTCCGTGGAGCGTAAGGCCAACTCCAACTGACATTATTTGTCCGACCAAGACCCTTGCCTTACCGCTTGTAAAAGCTTTAACGGCATCTTTCTTTTCTTCGTCATCCATAAGCCCGTTGAATGCAACAACTCCATACTTCTCTAACCCTATGCGTAACTTATCCATAAGGTCATGATGCTCGGCAACGATAAAGACACCGTGGCCCTTAGGCAACGTGTCATTAAGTAATTCCTTAGTACGGTCAATGATTCCCTTAGCCTTACATACACCTGCAAGCTTTCGCATGGTTGTTAGTTTGACCAAGGCTTCATTACGTGCCGCCGCACGCCAGTCCTTACCCTCACCTGCTAAGTAAGCGACAAGGCTTTCTTCTGCTAGTAGGTAATCTTTGACAGCCTTACCTTGCCCCTCAATATGAATAGAAGTACGCCCCTTACTAGGGAGATCAAGAACCTCAAACCGACGCTTGCGCATCATGAAGTTCTCGATCATCGCGGCGTTTAATCCCAATGAATCATTATTGGCACGCTTACCAAACTTATTAAGTTTGCCATTGTCATCCCTCAACACAGGACAGTAATAGGTATAGAACTTACCCTTACCACCAATTGCGGCCCATGCGTCATCACCAAGGATGTCTAACTGAGAACCCATCTCTTGGTTACGCCCATTAGGCGTAGGTGTACCTGACATAAGGACACGGTAGTTAGTGATGGTGGATGCCAAACGTATGACAGCCCTGGTTCTGCTTGAAGATGGTGTCTTCTCACGGTGGGCCTCATCAACAACTAGTGTCTTGATCTTACCTATTAGAGTAAAAGGATCTTCAGTAGGCAATTGTGTCCAAGCATCAACGGTGGCATCACCAATGATGTACACATCAGCAGGCTTAAGCTTGTGGGTCTTCATTCCTTTGAGAACTTCTACAGTAAGGAACGGAGCAAACTTCTTGATCTCTTCTTGCCAAGTATGTCTAAGTGATGGAGGGACTATTACTAACGCTGGGGATTCCCCAACAGTCTTAGCAGCAGCAATTACTGAGATGGCAGTTGCTGTCTTACCTAACCCCATATCAAGGGCAAGGTAAGCACTACCCTTTTCTAATACAAACCTAACTGCTTCCTCTTGGTGAGGTAACAACCCAATTGATAACGGTGGAAGATGGGTTATTGATGGCAACACCTTTGCAGGGACGCCGAACAACATCTCGTCTAATTCCATGGTGGTTCTCCTTGTAGTGGTGGTTCATAACAACTTATCGCCAATCGTTCCAATCGTCGGACTCTAAGTCAACTTCGGTTGACCAATTTTGTTTTGCTCGCCATTGCATATACATGGTGGACACAACAAGATTTCCCAGGGCTACTAGAAACATGACTAATGCCATAACCCTAATCAAATTGTTACTGCCACTAACCGTTAGGCTACCAAAGAGATACAGCGTTACTAGCTGGTAGATGTACCTCATCATTGCGTATTTTTTAGGTGTTAATTGGATGCTTTGCACTTTTCTTCTACTTCTTTCTTGCACTCGTCTAGCATGTTATTTATATGCTCTTCAAGCAGGCTGTAATACAACTCAGGATCATCTTCGTTATATGTAATTTCGTTGTCATCTGGCCATTTCCCATTTGACTCATGGACTACTTTTCCGTTACTAATACCCACAGCACCAGCAAAACCCATGCCACCTTCTCTAAAGGTCATAACAAAGGTAAGCATTGGATACTTCTTAGATATGTTGATGATTCCCTCAACAGGAGGTGACCACGCTGTTTCAAAGTAAAAGTGGAGGGTGTTGTCGCCTTCTTCAGTCATGTGGGTTGAAGAGTCACCCCACTTGGTGCCCCATTCAGCAAGAGCCCAGTCATACCATGACTCGTAACCAGTTTTTGCCTTGTTACGGAATCGTTGCATCATTTTCTCTTCTATGTCATCAGAGTTATTGGTGTACACCTCAACATTGTTTTCAACCAATTGTTTAGGCGT